CTACGATATGGGTCTGGGTGGATATCATCACGTTTCCGAATATGACGGACAGGCCGTTTTTATGCCCGCTGAGAGCCATGAAGCCTATTTGGCATACTATGGTGCTGAAGACGATGAAGAAGGCTATGAGGACGATCAGGACGAGGCTACGGCCCCTTCTAGTGAGCGTATGGCCATGTTGCAGATGGTGATACAAGAAATCCTGAAAGAAGATGTCCAGAAGGCAGAGTACCAAGGTAAAACTGTAACCTTGAACAAACCTCGTCGCATCACAGGTGGCAACAAGAAGTTCGAAGTTTTCGTTCAAGATGGCGATAAGGTTAAAAGAGTAACCTTCGGCGATCCTAATATGCAAATCCGCAGGGATAACCCAAAGGCTCGTGCAAACTTCCGCGCTAGACACTCTTGTGACACCGCAACAGACAAGACTTCTGCAAGATATTGGAGCTGCCGTTTTTGGGAAAGTGATAATACAGTGAGTGAGCTTACTAAAACCGACTTTGAGTCCCGTGGTGAAGTTACCAAGATGGACGATGAAAAGCGTATTGTCTATGGCTACGCCTCTGTCATCTCTAAGAATGGGGAGCCTATCGTTGATCGTCAGGGTGACATTATCACTGCTGAAGAGCTTGAGAAAGCAGCCTCAGAGTTTATGCTCAGTAGTCGTATCGGTAAAACCATGCACTCTGGTGAACCCACTACAACAATCATCCACTCTTTCCCAATGACTGATGAAATCAAGAGGGCTTACCAGATTGAGTCTCCTTATGAGGCTTGGCTTATTGCTGTTAAAGTCCATGACGATCAAACTTGGGACATGGTAAAAAGAGGCGAACTCAAGGATTTTTCTATTGGTGGAAAAGCAAATCGCCGTGAATTGTAAGGTTTGCAAGGGTTGCGGAGAAGAAAAGGGCTTTAGTTGTTTTACTAAAGACAGTCAACGTAAGTTTGGTTTGTCCATCTATTGCAAAGACTGTCAGAGTAAAAGACGCAACAAGGACTACTCTGCAACTTATTATCAAAAGAATAAAGATGCCTGCCGCGAGAGGCTTCAGAGTTGGCAACGTAATAATCGGGATAAGACTAGGGCTTATTGTAAAGACTATTACGACAAAAACAAAGACTCTGAAGTTTTGCGGGCCATCAATAAGAGACAAGCAAGGTGTGGCAACAAGCTATCTCTAACAGCCTTGCAAGAGCAACAAATTAAAGATTTCTATTGGTTGGCTAAAGACCTTACCGCAGTGTCAGGTGAAACCTACCATGTAGACCATATTGTCCCACTACAGGGCAAGAACGTCTGTGGCCTCCATGTCCCTTGGAACCTCCAAGTCCTACCCGCAGACATTAACTTAAGCAAGGGTAATAGATATGCCGACGATGCTTGAAAACCTAAGGCTTGAAGAGGTGTCCCTAGTGGACAAGGGGGCTTCTATCGGAGCGCACATTACTCTCTTCAAGCGCGATAATTCCGAAAAGGATGTTAATAAAATGGATGAAGAAATGGAAGCCAAAGTTAAGGCTTACATGGAAGAAAAGGCTTGCGGTCGTGAGGAAGCCATGAAGGCTCTCGGCTACGATATGGCAAAGCCAAAAGGGAAAGCAAAACCTGACCCAATGGAAGCTATGAAAGCTGATGTTGCACGTCTGACCGCTGAGGTTGATCGTCTGCAAAAAGGTCTGGATGAAGCTGGTTACGTTGTTAAAGCTGACGTAATCGAAAAGAAAGCTCCAGTAGAGACTATTGAAGTTGGTGGCGTATCTGTTGTTAAAGCTGATATTCCTGCACCAGTTCTCAAAGCTCTTGAAGAAGCTGAAGTTGCTAAGAAGCAACATGAGATTGAGAAGGCCGACATTGAACTGACTAAGCGCGCAGAAGAAACCCTGCCTCATTTTGATGTTAATGTTGCCAAATCTTTGCTCAAAGCCTTTGCAGAAGACAAAGCTATCGTAGAGGCACTTAAAGCTGCTGACGTTGCTTTTGCTACTGCTATGACCGAAGTTGGTGAATCGGGGGCAGATGGCACTTTTGCTAATGCAACTGACGAATTGGACGCACTGGTGAAGTCCTATATGGACAAAAACAACATTAAAAAGAGCGACTATGCTAAGGCTTATGCGGCTGTAGCTAAGACCGATGAAGGTAAAGCTCTCATCAACAAATCCTATAAAGGGGAATAATTATGGCCGTTATGCAATCTCGTGATAACCGCACTTTCATCGCTGGCGCAGATTTGTCGTCCGCACAATTTAAATTCGTTACTCTAGAATCGACTGGTAAAGTAATTCTGGCTAACTCGGCTGGTGAGCAGGCTATTGGCGTTTGCCTTGTTGGCGGGGCTGCTGATGCTGCTGTTACTGTGACCCGTAGTGGCTCGGTTATGGTCATTGCTGGTGGCACGATTGCTGCTGGTGCTGCTGTAGCTACTACCGCTGCTGGCTTGGCTCTGACTGCTGCTTCGGGCAACGTGGTTATGGGTTACGCTAAAGAAGCTGGTGTTATCAACCAAGTCATCGAGATTGAATTGATCTCTGGTGGCAATGTTGTCCCCGCTTAATTCTAAAGTATAGATAAAGGATATTACTATGCCTATGTTGACTCCCTCCGCTGTGCATATCGACCAGCCACTTAGCAATCTGACGCTGGCTTATGTTCAAGAGCAAACGAACTTTATTGCTGACAAAGTGTTCCCCACTGTGGGCGTACAACGTCAGTCGGACAAGTACTACATCTATGATCGTGCGAATATGAACCGCGCGGGTGATGTACAGAAACTTGCTCCACGTACCGAAGTAAATCGTATCGGTATGTCTATCTCGAATAGCTCGTACTTTGCCGATGTTTATGGTCTAGGTATGGACTTTGACGAGCAGACTTTGGCTAACGAAGATGCCATGTTGGACATTCGTTCGGCTGGTGCTACGACTCTGGTAAACCGCCTGTTGATCCATCGTGAGGAGCAGTTCGCTTCGACCTTCTTCACCACGGGTGTCTGGGGTAACGAGTTTACTGGTGTTGCTAACGCTGACAATGACACTGTTCCTGAAGTGACCCAGTGGTCGGATTACACTAACGCCACTCCTATTGTGGACGTGACCTTGGCTCGTCGCACGATGCAACTGAAGTCGGGTGGCTTTAAGCCTAACACGATGGTTGTTGGTAAGGAAGTCCGCGACATCCTGATTAACCATCCTTCGATCCTTGCTCGTCTGAATGGCGGCGCTACGATCAGCAACACTGCCCTCATTACCGATGCTAAGCTGGCTGAAATCTTTGAAGTAGAAAACTTCTTTGTTATGGAAGCTGTGAAGAACACTGGTGCTGAAGGTTTGGCAGAAAGCAATGCCTTCATCGGTGGTAAGTCGGCCCTGTTGACCTACACGCCTAGCTCGGCTGGTCTGATGACCCCTGCGGCTGGTTTGACCTTTGCTTGGAACAACATTCCAGGAGTCAGCAACTTGGGTGTGACTGTTGAATCGTTCTCGGACGATGCTCTGAAGCGTCAACAGATCGCTGAGATGATCCAAGTTAAGATGTCCTACGATATGAAAGTTGTGGGCGCTGATCTGGGTGTCTTCTTCAACACCATCGTTGCTTAATCTTAAGCTAACATACTAATGGTTTACCCAAGGTGTAAAAGCCTTGGGTATAACCCAATGATAAAAGAACATAATAGTAATCTCACAAGGATTTGTCCAAATGCACCCTAGCTATCTAGGTTTTCAAATTGATTGGCCCGTATTCGTTAAAGTCCCCTTTGTTGCCGATGGTAAGCAACTTAAGCGTGGTGACCACTTTAACTGGGTTGGTATGCACAATGTAACAGAAGAAAAAGTTGCTACCCTATACGCTGCTGGTTTTATTTACCACAACAGAGAATTAGAAGTCCAGAATAAAGTAGGTGATCGTCTCTCAGAGATGAATGGTCAAAAACTAGCAAGTCTAGTGAACCTGCTTAACGCTGAAGTAAAATCCAGAACTTCTAGCACGACTGAGTTTGAACGCAAGCGTTGTAAAAAGTCTACTCTAGACGACAAACAACGGGCGCTTATTCGTAGGTTCTTGCTATCGAACACTTGGATCACAGAAGATTTTTACCGCATCCGAGATAAACTTCTTGGTGAATAAATAATAGGGGACGACTTTATGGCGTGGACATACAATGCCGCTGATCTAAACAACACCACACCTTCTGGTCGTCTCAATACTGTACGTCTCCTTGTGGGTGACACTGATACCACAGATCAGCAGGTTCAGAATGAAGAAATTACATTCAGCTTAGCTGAGAATAATGACAACACATACCTCTCTGCTGCTTGGATTGCAAGAGCTATTTCTTCTAAGTACTCCCGTCTAGTTACAACTAAGCTAGATGGCGCTCTTAGTGCTAATTACTCCGATCTTGCTAAACAGTACCAAAGCCTTGCTGACCAACTTGAGTACAGAGGTAAGACAGACGGGGCTGCTGTTGGTATCCTTGCTGGTGGCATTACTAAATCTGATGTTGAAGCTGTAAGAGCGAATACTAATCGAATTGAAGGTAGCTTCCGTAGGGATCGTTTCAAGAACCCACCAAGCTACGATACCCCAGAGTATGAATAAGGAGTAGGATATGTCCTTTCGTTCCTACGACCTTCTTAGGTTGGTGAGAGACTTCGGTAAAGAACTCACTCTTAGAAAGAAGACTACTGCTGGTTCCTATAGTCCGTCTACTGGCACTGTAACAGGGTCTTCTACCACAGATTATACATTCAGTGGTTACTTCTTTAACTTCTCTGTTGGCCTGCCCACTAACGATGAACTTCGTAGGGGAACTCGTAGGTGTATTGTCCCTGCCCTTGGTCTTGCTGTTGCCCCTGACGATGGGGATTTGATTGTTGGTCAAGGTGATAATGTAACTATTGTCAAAGTCACTACTGTATTCAATTCTGGTACTGCTGTTTGCTATATCTGTGAGGTTTCTGAATGAAACTACTCGTAAATACGGATAAGTTACTCAGTGAAAAAACAGAACTTGGGGTTAAAAGAAACCTTAATCGTATTGTAGATTATGCCCTTTCGGTCTCTCCTGTTGATACAGGGGCTTATGTAAAATCTTTTTCTCTATCGTTGCAAAGTTCCCCAAAATCTAGGTCTTTTAGTTCTGATAATTTGCCAACTAAACAAGATAGACAAGTCAAGTTGCAGGAGGCAAAAGCTGTACTCTCCGCAGACATTAACAGTGTGGATGTTACTTCTAACTTAAAGAATGGGGATTTTAGTCTAAGGCTAAGTAATAATGCTCCCCATTCAGTTGATGTAGAAAATGGCAAGAATTGGAGAAGGGATGGCTACCATGTCTTCCGTAAGATTAGGAGCAAGTTTAGATAATGGCGAGTGTTTATGACGACATTAGGGCCGCTTTGGAAGTCAGACTAGCTGCTGTTTCGGGTATCCCTGCTATTGCTTACGAGAACGTCTCTTTTAGCCCCACTACAGGCACTCCATTCGTTCAACCTAAGTTTATCCCTACCTCTCGTAGACCCGCTGTAAGGGGCGCTAATCCTCAACAAAGATATGAGGGTGTCTTTACAGTATTCTGCTATGTGCCAGAGGGTAATGGCCCTGCTGCTGCTGACGACCTAGCCGACAAGGTGATTGAAGCCTTCGATGCTACAACTGATATTTCTTTCACTAATGCTGCCTCTGAGACAATCATAGTTTCTATTGACTACGCAGAAAGAGATAATGGCTTCATTGACAACCCTTGGTATTATGTCGCTGTAAATATCGGCTGGTATCTATACAAGTGACGAAAGTCACCTTAAAATAATTCCCCACAGGAGACATTAAAATGCCCTTTTCGCAAGGCTCTCGTTCCAGCCTATCGTTTGTTACAGAAGTAACATTTGGTACTACCCCCGCTGGCAACTTTACTAACCTACCTTTCTCTACCCACTCGCTGAACTTGACCAAAGATCGTGTTGCTGGCAATGACATCCAAGCTGATCGTATGCCTCGTGTTGATCGCCATGGCAATCGTCAAGTAGCTGGTGACATTGTTGTTGACCTACGTGATGGTGTATATGATGCCTTCCTAGAATCAGCTATGCTCAATGCTTGGTCTACTAACGTCTTGAAAGTTGGTACTACGCCCAAGTTCTTCTCTATCGAAGATTACGCTGCTGATATTGACCAAGCTCGTTTGTTTACTGGTATGTCGGTCTCGACTATGGGCGTCTCTCTGGCCCCTAACCAGATGGTTACTACCACGTTTGGTATGGTAGGTAAAGACATGACCATCAGTGCTACCCAGAAGACCCAGACAGCCGCTGCCAACAATGCTCCTTTCGATGCTTACTCAGGTGACATTGCCATTGGTAACGTAGGCTCAAGCTCTGCTGTAGCGATTGTAACTGGCCTTGACTTCACTCTGAATAACTCGTTTGCACCTACCTTTGTGATTGGCGACAGTTCTGCCCCATCGCTTGAGTATGGTCGTGCTGAGATTGAAGGTACTATCACTGCTTACTTTGAAGACACGGCCCTGATTAACCGCTTCTTGAATGAAACTGAAACAGAACTTGAAGTCTCTGTGAATGACCCAACTGGGACTAACGCTTATTCGTTCTTGTTCCCCCGTATTAAGATTAACAGTGCAGACGTACCAGTGGATGGCCCAACCAGCCGTATCATCAACCTGTCCTTCGTGGCTTTGTATGATGCAACTGAAAACTCCAACTTGGTCATTACTCGTCCTGCATAGTTTACGTAACCCCTAGCTAGGGAGAGGAAGCGTAGGAGTCGGGTCTTACGCTTCCTCACAAATTACCTAATACAGTAAATAACCCGACAAAACAACTACAAACCCCGACAATTTACCTTAAAGGATAACCCGACTATGGATTTGCTAGACCTGACCCCGAAATCAGAAGAACTTGTTGTTGCCCTTAAGCACCCAGCTACTGGGGAAGTTCTTAAGAATGAAGATGGCAGTGACATGACCATTACAGTATTTGCCCCTTACTCGAAAGAGTATAAAAAAGTCCTGCATGAGATGACTAACAAACGTCTCAAGAAGTTGCAAGGTAAAGGGGCCAAAGAAATTACAGCAGAAGAACTTGATGAAATCTCGCTAGATAGCTTGGCTAAGACGACTAAAGAATGGAATATCACTTTTAGTGGTGAGAAGCCTAAGTTGTCATTGGCTAAAGCTCGTGAGATTTATGAAAGGGTCTTCTGGATCAAGGCTCAAATCGAAGAAGCCTCGGAGGAAGCTCTGGGTTTTATGAAAGCCTAACTTGTGACCTCTGTGATTGGGCTGAACATCAGTTTAAGCTCAATAGACGTGACAAGGATGGCATAACTGAGAGAGAGCATCTTGAGCAAGTAGAAAGGCAGATTGGACGTAGACCTGAAGCATTGGAACCCCCGACAGATTTCCCAATGTTACTAGGACACGTCTGGTCTGCCTTTTTGGCATTGAGCAATAGAAGAAGTATGGGGTTTTCTGGGCCTAACCCAATTACCTTTGAGCAGATAAAAGCGTGGAAAGAATTGACTGAAACACCGATAGATACTTGGGAGATAGAAGCAATCATTAGGTTAGATGAAGTCTATATGGGGGTGGCTAATGGCTGACGATCTTGTTACAATCGAAGTTAGAGTTAAAAGTAATGCAACTCAAGCTACTAAAGAACTAGATAACTTAGAGAATACACTTAAGACTACTACAAATGCAACAAGTAACGCAGCTATTGCAGCTAAAAACTTAGCAGATGCACAAAGACTTGCGGGTAAAACTACTAACCAGTTTGGGATGGTTGCACAACAAGTTGGTTATCAAGTAGGTGACTTTTTTGTTCAAGTCCAGTCTGGAACAAGTGCTTTAGTTGCCTTTGGCCAACAAGGTACACAGTTAGCAGGTCTACTACCTGGAGTTGCAGGTGCTGCTATTGGTATTGCCA